CTTGAACTCTCTCTACAATTCTATCTCAATGCGCTACGTGTGGCTCACTGTCATGTCTCGTGAATATCAAACAATGAAAGCATTCAATGAACATGTCGCAATGGTTTCATATGGTGACGACAATTGTGTGAACATCTCGGACGCAGTCATTGACCGCTTCAATCAACTTACCATCGCAAAAGGATACGAGGAGATAGGCATGACTTACACAGACGAAACTAAGTCTGGTGACATGGTACCTTATCGTTCCATCGATGAGATTGGGTACTTGAAAAGAAGTTTCAAGTGGAATGCAGACGAACATCAGTTTGTGGCTCCGCTTGAGCTTTCAGTAGTACTCGAGATGATCAATTGGGTGCGTGGAGATTTTGATCTCGAGGAAAGAACAGTTGAAAACATGGAAACTTCCGCTTTTGAGCTTTCTCTTCACGGACGAGAAGTCTTTGAGCATTGGATCCCAAAATACCAACAAGCCGCACGCGATTTCCAAATTAGACCACTCTTCTTGACCTACGACGAATATCGACGCGTCGAGGCCCAGAAGTATGGCCGTTTGGCGGCTGCGTGCAATTAAATCCGAAGCTAGGGGCTTCCACTAATCGCCGCAAGGTGGAAGCAGCAAAGCCCGGTCTTCGGTCTTCGTTTTAGAAGGGCGGAGAGTTCAGACTCTACTGGTTGGTGTGTGCCGCCTAAAATCCAGGCTACCAACCCGGCGCTTTTGACCAGACCTGTATAATCGAGCAGCTGGGAGTTAGCTAACTCAATCGATTGCAACAAAAGAACAAGATTTGTCCCACATAGGACCCCAAGAAAATGTTCAGCAAATCACTACTTTTGTAGATGATACTGACATATAAACTTATGAGAAACCTCGCATTTCATCTGTATCTGCGTGGACTAAAATGGCAGAAGACGATAAATTACATGACATCCATGCAATTCTTCGTCGTCCTGTGAAGGTACTTGAAGGCGAATTTAACAGCTCGTTCACAAAGGTCAGCATTAAATTCCCTGATATTATTTTCCAGGAATCTACCAACGTAGTTAAGAAATTAGATTATTTTACTTTCTTTCGCGCAAATGTAAAGATCCGATTGGTTTTCAATGCTACTCCTTTTATGAGTGGCAAATATTGGCTTTTCTTCGCACCTTTTGACAAGGTTTCTAATCGAGGAGCAATGTTGGCGAGTTTGCCAAACACTACTGGTTTTCCTGGAGTGGAAATTGATGTAGGAAGTAATGCGCCTGTCGAAATTAAAATGCCATATTGTTCTCCATTGTCTCATTTCAACTTGATTGATTCTCATTCTAACATGGGAGAAATGTACATCGTTCCCATTAATCACATTCAGTCAGGTGTTTCCCCAATGACTATTGGAGCCAACTACACCATCTTTGCTTGGTTTGAAGACATCGAACTTGCCATGCCTACCTCAAAATCTGTTGCAGTTCCTGCCGTTCAAAAGGAGGAGGAATTGTTTGCACAGGTTGCAACAGATGAAGGGTTGGTTGCACAAGCGGCTTCGGAG